GTTATTAACTGTAAATCCCTGCTTGACCATTGATGGCCAAGGCTCTGCAATGCAGGCAGGGTACACCTCAGGGCTCCGCCCCCCCTCAGGGCGGGACTTAGGGATCCCGGGACTGTCCCGGTCCCTAGATGCCTGGCTAGGACCACCTTTGGTCGTCCTAGTCGGCGGAAACAGGAAGGAGCCTCGCTCCTCCCTGTCTCGGAGGATCCGGAAGAAGCTTCCGGATCTTCCCCCCGATGTTTGCGATAAAATCGCAAGCAAAGGAAGGCAGTCACTGAAACGTGTCAGTAACTGCGTGGAAGCAATCAAGGATAACCTTGCTGCTTCTTCACCGGAACTCATTCGCGAGTTCTCGGTGAGCCCAGAGTATAAGAAACTTATACGCTGGGCGACCTGCTTGGCTGCGCATCGCAGCGATCGGGTCACTAAGGAGTGGAAGCGTTTCGCTCAACTCCTTAAATGGCTGGCGCTTCAGTCGAAGACTGAAAAGCCAGAGATGCCCCAGGATTTTCCTGGGTATCACGGTTCCTGGAAGGAGCCGGAGCTTCCACCATTTTGGTGCAGGCTCTTACCGTGGTTACAACCAATCACGGTAAGGGGGGTGAAAACCAAAGACGAGGCAACTCGTCTTTGTCACCTTGTCACCAGCAGGAATTTTCCTGCTGGTGACGAAAAGACTAGGCAAGAGTCTCTGGTGAAGCACTCAGAGACTCTCCACTCTCACCACAGAGTCACCGAGGCTCGAGAACAAATTCTCGAGCGTCTGTCCTATTTTATAGGAAAACTCTGTGCTGACCGTATGGAGCTAGGCTCCAACGGTCACCTTTCACTGACATCCAGCGCATCGCTGGACAACCCAGTGAGAGAAGGCGGTCGTGCAGTAGAGTTGGCGGCAAAATACCGTCGATGGGCTGCACAGACCTCAAACCAGTCGGTTCTTAAACCGACCTGGTTTGGTCAGAGCTTCTGGACAATTCCAGAAGTTCCGAAATGGCAGACCATGTGCCGTTCTGAACGGTGTCATGAGCCGCAACACGAGGCCGGAGAGTCCGACGATCGTGTTGATCTGGATTTTGACAATTTTAAATTGTCAGATCCGATATTTGGACTCGATGAGACCACTGGATATCAAATATTACAGTGGTCCATCGAAGAGGGTCAACGCCGAGGAATCCTCGGCGGTTCTCCATACTTTGATATGGAGGACCCCCTACGATGCACGGGGGAAATTTTTCCCTCAATACGTGCATCATCTATTGGCGAACCCGGGGCAAAGTCCCGGGTAGTCACCGTTGGAGAAGACTGGTTGACTGTCTTTCTCCAACCATGGTGTCATCATCTGATCGGTGTGATCGGAAGACACCCGTCTGCCACTTCGGGTTTGACCCGAGGCTGGCAGCTCTTTGAATGGGTGAAGAGACTTAATAAAGTCTCTCCCCCTCCTCAGGTGAACTTCTTAAGTTCAGACCTGACGACGGCCACAGATTTCTGTGTCCATGATTACTCTCTAGCAATGCTAAAGGGTTTTCACCGAGGGATCGGTCGGCAATCCGACCGATACTTCGAGACTTGTGCCGAACTACTTTGTTCGTCACGAATCTATGAAAGTGGAGCTGTCGAAGCTTTCTTCGACACCCCCACGTCCCGGGGTGTCCTGATGGGAGATCCCGGGGCTAAGGTCGTCCTTACTCTGCACAACATTTGTGCAGAATATGAGGCCCTACTGAGGTTCCAACATCAAATGTTGGAGACCTCTGACGAGGAATTCTTTGAATTCTTGCGTCAACGAGAAGCGATGCCACTTGTCAAGTGGCGCCACTTCGTATGCTCGGGCGATGACCATTTTGGTCAAGGTCCGGAAGACTACCTTCGTCGAATTTCGACGAACCATGATCTTAACGGAATGTCCGTTTCATGGTCGCAGAACTTTATAAGTTCTCGAGGTGGATTCTACTGTGAGGAAATGATCCTCACGGTAGGTCTTCGTCACGACCAAATCTGGGGGAGGGACATCCCTCTCCGAGACGTGGCCTACGAAGAACAGCCTCACATCGATGCGATGAAAGTGAGGCTTCTTTCTCCTTGTGCTAAAGAGCACGAGGGGAAAGACGAGCCAAACCCTGCCATTGGCAAGGCTCGCCAGATTCATGGAATGCTGGCTTGGCTCGGCGGAGGATGGGAACAATTTATTCCCATCTTCTCAGCCAGGTGGGAGTACCGGCTGAAGGCTTTCCTTCCTCCGGTAGAATATCGATACCTCCCAATTAGTTTGGGGGGGATCGAAGCTCCCGCTTACCATCTATCAAAGATAGAGGTAAGGCGGATCCTCAGGCGTTTACCTGAGGTCCATCAGTGGGCCATCCAACAAATATTGGATGGAGCCGCCACTGCCCTATTACGGCGCGCTGTAGCTTCATTAGCTACAAATTCACGCGCTAGGGGCATCTCTCAAGATCTGATCGAAGATCAGATCAAGGAGACACTCCAGATCGCGGACCTTGTCCGCGGCCTGGACGATGCCGGTATTCGAGAAGTTCTCGAGATATCGGACGACACGGAATGGAGAAATCTCCGTTTCCGTGACAAAGTAGCTCTGGCGAAGCGCCGCGGCTACATCACGGTGCCCGACGCGATTAATTTAATCGGTCGGCCATACCTCTTCCGGGATATGTTATATCCCGAACTCTCCATTCGACACGGGATTGACCCGTATCGGACTACCGCCTATGAGGCGGTGCCATGGAGTCAGCGGATCGATGCCTTTAATAAAAATATTAAAGGCGCGATCTCATTCCCCCAGTCGGGATTTTCCCGACTGGAGGACACTACCCTTGATGCTATCGCATCTTGGGCGGTAGAGGGTAAGACCCTCAATCTCCCGCAGGAAGTTTACTTCCTGCCGGAAAAGGTTGTAGTGCACGAGAAGCTCGTAACACTACGGACCCCGATCTGACGATCAGAGTGGTGTTACCACTACTGGTGAAGCAGCACGGTTGAAAGCCGTAGCCGTCAGGCTCCTTCACGTTCAAGGTAACGGAGGGGTTTT